AGATGACTGGCATTCAGGTATTAATGGTACAGAGAACTTAGCAGTAACACATTATCCAAGCGACCAACAAAAGATTCAAGAGATAATATGTAGAGCTAGAGCTAATGTAGCTATGAATAACAAGTATCATGAGTTATCTGATATCTGGGATGAGAAATTAGATAAATGGGCCACACCACTTTATCAAGCTCAACTTACAAGATACTTATGGCCTGCTCACTGTAAAGCAATCTTAGGACAACAAACAAAAAATACTACTGCAGTAGTTCCAGATATGGAAGTGAGAAATGCATTCATTGCTAAACGAACTGGACACCCTCCATATTTTAAACATCTTAATGTTAATTTAGGTTCATGGACTACTCAAGCTATTAATTTAGTATATGATGATATCCTTAGATATGATAAGGGTTCGCTTAAAGGCCTATCACCCAATCCAACTTCCCCCGATAACTTTAATCATAGTACGTTCCATTCGAATATGTTATGGTGGATTGATTCTCTTATAGGTCAAGAGTCAGATTGGATTGCAGATGCCTCACCTGGAATTGAAGGTAATACTGCATATGGTTATACTCAAATGACGTTCCCAAGACTACCTGATAATATAAACAGATATAAAGGTGCCATTGATAGATGGAATGAAAGAGTGGGCGCTCGAAATTGGAAACCATATGACGAGAGAAAAATAGAATATCCTGATTGGATTATAGAGGGTGAAAGTGTTACTGAAGATAAATTTCAAGCTTATATTGATTCATTATCATTTGACCAGAATTCTGCATTAACTATTGTTGGTGCTCATCATAAGGATACAGATGATTTAGAATGGGTTAAGCTTCAAACAGCTAATAGAACTGCTGCAGTAAATCTATATCTTACAGGACATTATATGTCTACTGATACATCATCTGATAGCTATAAAGATACTGTAACTAGAACTGATAAGTTTTGGCAAGTGTATCAAGTAAATGCTCATACGCTAACTGCAGGAACTTTGAGTATGTCTTTTGAACATAATCATTGTGCTATTATCCCAATGGCGTTAACTGCTACTGGTCCCCATTCTGATGTTGTCCCTCCAGCTAAAACAGTAGATGATGTAATGAACTTACTTCTGTATAACTTTGAATTTCGAGGTGGCGATGAATGGTATGCTGGTTATAAAGCTGATTTACAATCATATGCTTATGGTAGTCCTATTCCAATATTTGATATCTCTAATAGATTTAGTACGATGGTTTATAGAGACCATCATCAAGATGTGAAACAAATGGCTATACCAGCAGGGGGAAATTATCATGTCATTCAAGATGCATTTTGGTCTTATGTATTTAGTGGCGGTCAGACGCCAGGCTGGTTTATAGATAGTGCGGGAGATAATGTAGAAACTTGGGGCTTACATTTTTATAGAACGGATGCTAATGGTAATGACATTATGGTTCCTGAATATCTAAGGGGAATAAGACAAGCCCTTGCAAACCCTAATATTGATTTAACAGAACTTTATACTTCTATTGAATCGTGGGATTGGGATCCCGCCGCCCAAGGTACGATAAAGGTATATGTATTAGATTGGTGGCATGAAGATGCAAGTGCTAATGCATCATCAGGTGTTTATATACCGTTTAATTATATGATTGACCCTAATCCATTTCTAGTAGCTACTAATCCAACTAGTGTTGGTTCAATGCAATGGCATCAAAGGCGTCCTGTCCAAGGGACACCTTCCGGGGATTATTATTATCCTCTCTTACCACACATAGATGCATCAACAGGAGCTTCTGTAACGGTGCCTGGTCCAGGAACTATTCCTGAAGAGCTATGGGGGTTACATAATGGTATTATTGAAGACCCGCCCAACTCAGGAAAATTTAGAGGAACAGGAATGCAAATGAGTGGTGGCTTATCTAAAGGATATGCTGACTCAAGTGCTCAGCTTGACCCTAATGGACATATTGTAGTAGCTCTTGCAGCAAGGGATACTGATATTGGAACACCACGTACATCTGTTGGTTTATTACAAACGTTGTTGCATGAAGGGTCTCACTATCTTCATACAGGTACTAATGATTGGGGCTCATCAGCTGCAGGTGCTGTTTCAGGTGATGTCGTGTCATATCAAAGTATGTCAGACTTCAAGGACATGATGTGGGATTCAAATGCTAATAGGCCGATTCCTCTCCTTCTAACTCACACTCAAGTAAACCATCCTACTTATTATAATTTGATGATGGCTGTAGGACAATATGATATAGGTTCATTTGAAGAAGAATTTTATGCACGTACATATTCTATTATGGCTACAAATAGATGTATAACTTTTGAAAAGGATTTATGGCCTGACCTGAATAGCTATGTAGATGCTTTTCCGATAAATGGTACATCACTTGTTTTCACTCTAGCTGAAGCAAAAGCAATAGATGAAACTATGGGGAAACATATGAAACTTAACAGACGAGTGTACTAAATATATAAATAATGGTATACATTTAAGGAATTATTATGGCAAAAGTAACCACACGAACACAATTGGCAGAGCATGCATTAAGGGCATTGGGAGCTCCTGTTATAGAAATCAACGTAGATGATGACCAAGTCGAAGATAGAATTGATGATGCTTTACAATATTATCAAGAGTATCATGCTGATGCTATTGTTAAAGACTACTTCAAACATTTAATTACACATACAGATGTAGAAAATAGTTACATTGCTGTAGATGATAGTTATACTTCCGTTACTAGAGTATTGGATATGGGACATGGAGGTTCTATTGAATCTCTATTCAATGTAAATTATCATATGAGATTATCTGATATGATGGCATTCTCAGGTAATACAATGGGAGGTTCTTTAGACTTTCAAATATACGAACAGCGAATGAATCATCTTTCGTTAATGGACCATAGATTAAATTCAACTGAACTATTAAGATTTAATCGTCATATGAATAGACTTCATATAGACGAAGGCTTTGGAGACTTAGTAGCCGGCGAATGTTCTGTAGTACAGTCCCCTCTTATTGAAACCGAAGCTGCATGTACTACTGCGTCAGGAACGTGGACAGCAGGTAGTTATATAGTAGTAGAGGCATATAAGATTGTAGACCCTACTACATATTCAGATGTATATAATGATATGTTTTTAAAGCAATATGTTACGGCTCTTGTTAAAAGACAATGGGGTTCGAACATGATGAAATTCGATGGATTTCAATTACCAGGTGGTATAACAATGAATGGTCGGCAGATGTACGATGACGCTGTAGAAGAGATTAGGCTTTTAGAAGAACAAATGCAGTTAGCGTGGATGTTACCCGACGATTTTCTCGTAGGATAATTTAATGGCAACAAGTGTATATTTTAACGGTGCAGCAACGTCCGAACAAAACTTATATGAAGACTTAGTAGTTGAGTCTTTAAAAATGTTTGGGCAGGATGTAGTTTATATCCCGCGCACAATGATTTCACACGATGATATCCTGAATGAGGAGTATGCTAAGTTCGACTCAGCTTTTGAAATAGAGATGTGGATCCAAAATGTAGAAGGCTATGAAGGTGATGGAAATCTTTTAGGTAAGTTTGGATTAGAGATTAGAGACCAAGCTACATTTGTCGTTGCTAAGAGACGTTGGGAAGCTTCTGTCGGTACTCATTTAGCAATCACCGCTCCTGCAGAAGGTGATTTAATTTATCTAACTATGGCTGATACTTTATTTGAAATAAGGTATGTCGAGCCTAAAGCTCCTTTCTATCAATTACAAAAACTCCCTGTATATGAAATGCAGTGTGAGTTATTCGAATATGGTAATGAAGAATTTGATACTAACATTGTTGCTATAGACCAAATAGAATCCTTTAATGCTACTCAATACTGGTATGAATTAGATAACGGTAATGGTACTAACTTTGAAATGAGCGAGACTGTAAGACAATGGACTGGTGTTAATGACGGTGATGGTAATCCAATTAATATTGAAGGTGAGATATCTTCTTGGGTATCCTCTGGTGCAGACTCAGGCCAAGTATCTATTGTAAGTCATGTTACTACAGATGGTAAATTCTCACAATTCTATGTATCCACTGAAGCTACTAAAGCTATTATTGGAACAGAGTCGGGAGCTAATTATCAATGTGTTTCTATATCTGTAGCTGGTAAGTCTAACTTTAATAATGAAGATAATGATATCTTCGAAACAATTGGTGATAGTATAATTGACTTCACTGAATCTAATCCATTTGGAGACCCATAATGTTTGGTGCTTATTGGTATAACACATCTACGAGACGTATGGTTTCCGTATTCGGTTCCTTATTCAATGATATAGAAGTGCAAAAGACAACGGCTGATGGGAAAGTATTATCTCGAAGTAAAGTTCCTTTAGCTTATGGACCTCGTCAAAAAACTTTAGCTAGGCTATATGAAAAACAAAGAGACCCTGGCATTGCTATTAAGGTACCGCGTATAGCGTTTGAGATAACAGACTTCACTTATGATGGTGCCGCTAGAGTTAATAAAATGAAAAATTTTATTAAAGTGGATGCGGAAGATAAGAAACATGTAACTACCTTAGGTACCCCAGTTGTATATAAAGTGGGATTTGAATTAAATATTTTAAGTAAGACACAAGATGAAGCATTACAAATATTAGAACAAATTCTTCCTATATTCCAACCAGAATATACAGTAACAATAAATGATATTCCTGATATGGGTATTAAATCAGATGTTCCTATTACCCTTACTGGCGTTACACCCCAAGATGATTATGAGGGAGATGTGCCTGGACGAAGAACTATTATATACACATTAGCATTTGAAACAAGAATTAAATATTATAGAGGTGTGGCTGAGAGAAATGTTATTACAGATACTGAAACATACTTTAAAGATGGAACCACTGAACAGAACATAGAAGTCCATAAGTGGGATGGTGATACAACTCCATACACAGAAACAATAGACTTCTTTAACGAGCCGTAATGTATAATTATAAAGCACAATTAATAAGAGTAG